CGTAAATGACCGAGATAGTAAGTTCAGGTTATTTGATATGATTAGTTTCATATCACCTTCACAAAAATCTGTCGGTGCAAGATTAATAAATAATGACCATTAGAAAAATCTGTTAGAGGAAAGACCCCTAACAGTGCAAAAACTAATGATAATAATATATTTATTAACTTGCTGTTAGGGGTGTTTCCCTCCGACAACGACATACTATAAAAGTATGCCGTCCAAGCAGGCCACTGCTTGGGTAACGATCTGAATTTTATATGGGCCTCAGATCAGGTCCATTTTCTGGTTTTTAGAGTACCAATAACTCTTTAATTGCGTATAAATAAAAGGCGCCCCTTTTTAAGCACTGACTGCGATCCTATTGTTGTAAATAATAGGGCAACCAGAAAAGAAGAAAAATGTAAAGTCCTCTCCCACTGATTTCCAAGAAATAATTTGTCCAAAAGTGGAAGTGAAAGGTCCAGTGCCTCCTTTGTCATAGATGACTGTCTCAACTTGTGAAGAGTGACAACCATTGCAGACTGCTTGTGTGGGTGTTCGCGATGTGGAAAAGCGATCTCCATTATAATAGGGAATTTCAACTTCAATAGTATCATTAACTCCTATATTTGTGGTAGCAGACCCACCTGCTGTTTTTGAGCTTCCTGCATACGTCAAACGCTTTGTCATAGTGGCAGCGTCTGTGAATGTAGAAAGAATTTCCGTGTTGCGAGATGCAGACGAAAATCCTACTCTGGTAACTACTGGTTTTGAATCAATAGCACCGGAGAACAAGTACTTGGTGCGAGTACTTCCTCGCCAACCTGCATAACATGGGGAGAACCATTGAGCAAAAGTTGGTAATGTAATGTTGCATGAGTTGCCTGACTCGGTATCGACTCCGTCAGGATCCCATCCAGGGTATAATCCTAAGCCTTTATCCCTAAGCTTAACGAATTTTGCATTATTGGTTGCGGACGAGGCGAAAATGTCTTGACGGTGCAAGACATATCTCCTCATGAGTTCCCTTATAGATGTAGGAGACTCACCAAAAAACACGTTCATCGTATGATCAACTACTGCATTGGTTGATGCAATTGGTTGAATAGGATCTGGGTTTGTAGGAGCATCAGTATTTCCTTCACTGGTGCCCGAAATGGCAAGTGCATCCACTATACCTGATTGTGGTTCGTATAGTGGTCTATCTTGCGACCTACGTATTGCTGGAGGTGTAGGCCACAAACTATATGCGTTCATACCATCTGTTTGAACTTCACCAAATTTCATATCGTCGCACGCAGATACGAAGACATTAAATTGGATAGGTGAGTCAATAGATGGAGATACCAGAGTATTTACGACGGCGACTTCAAGGACGCCATTGTATTTGGAACTAGTATCATTTAACAAGCGAGTAGTGTCGGAAAATAGAACATCTGTTGTGTTCATTGACCCGCATGATAAAAATGGAGCTGCCTGGCCCCAACCTACAGTGATTTCGAAATCATCGCATTCTGCGAGATCGATCACCCTACTGTAGACGGTGTTGTATTGGATATTTGCATCGTTGGCTCTAGGGTCCCAACGAATTAAAATCTTACCTTTATGAAAATTAGATTTGATGACCTGGAATCGATATGTAATCGACCCTTGCCATTTATTAAAAGATTGTGCCATATAAGACATAGGTGTGGGATGAATTTCATCAGTAAGAACTCCATATAACATTGGAGTAACTCGCGAATTCCATAACAATGAATCTGGCCCAGTTGCTGTATTCATGGTGAAGCGATCTAAGAACGATTCTCGTTGCACGAAGCGTGAGATGTCCATTTGATCTTCTCC